ATACACTAAGAACACTAGACCCTGCAAAGATCTACACATACACTGATGTTCAGCGTATGAATGGTGTTATTGACTTAGAGAATGGAATACTTCAACGTGAAGGTCTTGGATTTTATATTATACCTGAAACATACCCATACTTCAATTTAGATATACTCAAATCCGCAATACACACAATACCAACAACAGCAGTTAGAATTGGATTTTGGCAACTTACCAAACAAGTAGGTGCTGCATTTTATAAATATATAAAATCCATAACACCAAGGATAGATACTAAATAAGCATATGCGTTATAAAGTAATCTATTTTTATTTACCCATGAACTATGCAATGATTGGATCTCGTATCTATCACTTTGAGATAGAGTCAGAATCATCTATTATTTCAGAACATCCCGGTTCTGTATACTCTGACGATTTCAGAGATTACAATAGAGTGGGTGATACTGATATCTATAGAGCTTCTACAACTGACTATCCCTCTAATTTCTTTGTTAAAATAGTAGAGGAGGCAGACCCTGCGTTTAACGCTGATTATGCTTGGCAGGTGAGATTTAGCGATATCAGGCTCGACGAAGAGCAAGGTATATATAACCCACTAATTATACCGTATATAGTAGATGATAGTGTATTACATATGGAGAGGTAAGCATTGTATATCATAAGACCAGAAAGACCAGAAAGACCACGAGCGGCATGTAGCCCTGCGGGCAATTTGTATAAATAAGATAAGATGAGGTATAAGAAATTCCAAATATCAGGTGCTGTTGATTTAGATGAAATCAATACACTGTGGATAGCAGATGTTGATATCGTCGACGGTAGTGTACTTCAGCATGATAGAGTGCGGGAAGAAGATTTAGAAAGCACCGGTCGCTTTGCGGGATTTTATGACTATCTTAAAGTAGATAAATACCTCTATCAACGTGTAGATAGAGATAGTGATGTTGATGCAGTTTACGGGCAGGCTACAACATACTTTTATGTCTTACCAGAGACTCATCCTAGCTTTAACTTTGATGTAATATACAAAGCTACACGGTGGGATAATGACATAGCTTTCTTTACTAATAACCATCGTGACGACGAAGGCCGTACTGTATTACACAGACAGCTTCCGGAATTTGTAAATAGAAACACATACGAATGAGATATAAAACACTACACTTTAAGATGGATTATCAACGACATGATTACGGTGATTCCCTTTACCCTGATATAAATGATATAGAAATTTATCCTGTTATAACTAAAAAATGTGTAACTGACAATTCAGTAAATATGTATGCATGCGTACCCGAGACGCACCCTGCTTTTAATATAGATATTTGGTGTAATGTGATTGATCTGATCTTCGTCGAAGATCATGGGACTTTACGTTTTGTTTATGGTGGTGATGATGTTATTAGTTTTCTAGAGACTAATTTTCCACACGTTATGAAGTATTATAAAGATCAAATATAAATATTACATATGATATCATTTAAACAATATAAACTTTTAAATGAAAGTATCTTTACAGGTTTACGAGTTGCTATTATAGGGTTAACTAGGTTTAACCCGGATAGTCCGGTTGAAGGCTTACCACCTTCTCCACCATATGGTTTTTGGACAGATAAGTCTGGTAACTATAAGGTAGTTGCTGGGTTTGCAGCTGGTGGGCATCTTCAAGCAGCCAAAGAAATGATATTAGCGGCTTACGATGCAAAGGAAGATGCAGGTGAATTAACAGATAGTGAGAAGACTGATCTTGATAATACTCTTAAAAGAGGTTATGGTGCTCTTTATGATGTACTTACAAATGCGGGGTTTATGCATATAGTACTAAACGGACCTACATATTATTACGTTACTAATAGTAATACCCCTGCACAACAAAAATTTATGGCTGCATTAACACAAAAGTATAGATTGCAGACAGCGAGAGCATTCGAAATTTTTTAATCTACAGTAAGTGTAGATGTTTCAAGTTCAGCTTTAGTGATGTGAAACTTACACCTACCTGCTGTAAAGAAAACCTTGTTACCTTCTGTTCTGTATGTTGTAATATAATCAACAGCTTCACACCCTAAATTAGCTAGCTCTTGTTTAAATTCTTCTGTAATATAAATACGCTCTTCCATACATATAATTTAATCTACTTTTTAAGCTTTACCATCTAGAAAGTCAGATATTTTTGCTCTGCCTGCAAAAATTAGTGAATTTCGTTTATTACGTTTCGCTACACTCCCACCACGACCTGCTGCTTCTCTTTCTTTTAGTTCATTAGAATTTAAATATTCTGCAGCAGCTTTCGTAAAAAAACCTTTATTAATATAAGCTGGCCATTTATAGTTGGTTTTTATTTCACCTCTAAAGTGAGCATCAAGTAAAGCAATCTTCTGATCATCAGAAAGTCTAGGCCAAACACTTTTGAATATTCGTTTAATATCATTATACTTTATACGTAGGTCCTTATCAAACATCTTTAATGCTTGACCGGGCGTAATCGTTGTTGGATCACCTGGTAATAACTTGTGACCTATACCTATTGTAAGGTTACGTGCTTTAGCGTCATCTGAGTATGCAGTTAAAAATTTAGCATTTGCTTTACTGTATATATTTGTACCATATATTTCGTGTTGCATAATATACGGTTTTGCTCTACTGATAATACTTTCATCACTTGATGCTTTAATTATATGTTGAGTGTACAGCTGTTTATTCGGCTTAACAAGTACAGCTGCTTGTTTAATAGCTTGCCTGGCTGCAGGGTTTGTTGTTTTAGATGCAGCTTGTTGTAGTGCTTGCATTTTTTCTTGGGGTGGTGCTGTACTTTGCTCTAAAGCTTTATTAATAGCTTTAACACCAAATACAGCTGCAGAACCTATTAATGCTGCTAATCCAACAGATCGCATTACATCTCTTACTCCTTCATCAAACTGCTCTGTCATATATTCTATATTTATTCTATTGATAATCTTTAACATTATATTACTATAATAATATGAAACATAAAGCATCTGCTTCACCAAAGATTAAACGTAAAGGTATTCATGCCAAAGCTAAGACATCACACCTAAAACAATCCAAGAACTATAAGAAGAAGTATCGCGGCCAAGGTAAGTAATATGGAAGTTAGACTAGTAGATAGTATGGGGTCTGATCTCTCTGTGGTTAACGCTGCAAGAGTATCATTTGATAAGGTCTCTGAATTAGAATCAAATGGTAATCTTAAAGAATCTGATAAGCGTATTATTAAGTTTCTAGCTAGAGAAAATCACTGGACGCCCTTCGGACATGTTTCTTTATCCTTTCATATTAAGGCACCTATATTTGTAGCTCGTCAACTTGGTAAACATCAAGTTGGTCTAGTCTGGAATGAAATTAGTAGACGGTATGTCGATAGTCCACCTGAGTTCTTTTATCCGGATAATTGGCGTAAGCGTAATGTGGATAAGAAGCAAGGATCTCATGAAGATGAATTCGTAGAAGAAATTAACTACAGTGCAAATTTTATTGTATCGCAAGCAGTTAGGGTGTATACGGAGATGCTTGAAGCTGGTGTATGCCCTGAACAAGCTCGTATGGTTCTACCACAGAATATGTATACAGAGTGGTACTGGACTGGTTCTTTAATTGCTTTTGCACGTGTCTGTAAGCTAAGACTCAAAAAAGACACACAGAAAGAAACGCGTGATATCGCTATTCAGATAGATGAAATTGTGAAGAAGATATGCCCTATAAGTTGGGAAAGCTTAGTAACCGGGGTGTAAGATTTGCTTCTCGAGCTTTTGATAACGATCTTGAGAGTGCCATGTTTCATTAATTTGAGGTGTGTAGTCGCCTTCGACAGTGTGTATCGTCTTACCTTTTTCCAGAAATAGAGTAGGTGGCTGATAAAGTCTTAGAGTAGAGTCGTTCTTCTTGGAGATCGGCAAGCAAGATGTCAGCATGATCATGATCATTACTTGACTTAGAATTACGTAATTTTTCAATTTCATTGATTAGTTCTTTCTGTTTATTTCTAGATTTTTCACATATATCATAAAAAAACGCCTTGTTCTTTAACTCCAAGTATGCAGTTAAAGCTAACAAGGCGTTTTTTATTAGACCAATAATATCCATGTATTATTTACCTGTTTGTTTAGCCTTACCAATGTTAAGAGCTAAGAGATCAATAATACCATAAACCTTTGCTAGGATTGTACCTGCTTTAGGTGTTGGGGTAGCTGCTGCAATAGCAGATGCGAGTGCAATAACTGCTGCTACGATACTGAACCATGGTTGACCTTGTACTAATTGTAATATTGTTTCCATATATATTATTTATACCTATAGTGAGTAAATACTCATGTTATGGAATTCAAAGGAAAAGAAGAATACGTTAAATCAGTCCAAAAAGCATTAGCTCTTTTACCTGACGGTGTTGATGGACCCATTACTTGGGAAGCAATAAAGACAAAACTTTCATCAGACAATACTGTTGTTATTCCTGTTATTCCACAGGCTGCGACTATATCGACACAATTATCAAATAAAGCTTATAAACTTATACTCGATTATGAAGTAGGTGGTGGGTCAGCTTACTATAATAAGCAACTTAAGCATCCATGCTACCCAGGCGGTGAAAGTGGAGTCACAATTGGTATAGGATACGATTTAGGTTATAATACATCATATCAATTTGCAGAAGATTGGAAAGGTATTCTTGATACTCAACCTTATATTCGTTTACTTCAGCATCTTGGAAAGAAATCAACCAACGCAAAAGCCGCTATTGCAAGCGTCAAAGATATTGAAATTTCATGGGAAGCGGCGGAAATTGTTTTTAAAAAGAATACATTACCTCGCTTTATAAACGAAACAAAAAAAGCTTTTCCAGGCGTTGAAAAATTACACCCAGATGCGTTCGGTGCACTTGTTAGTTTAGTATTCAATCGAGGAGGAAGTACAACTGGCCCGTCTCGTTTAGAAATGTTAAACATTAAGAAGGCTATTATAAGTGATCGTAATGATATCTATAATTATATTGCTGCTCAAATTATTGCTATGAAACGCTTATGGGTTAATAAAGGTTTAGATGGACTTTTAGTTAGAAGAAATGAAGAATCTGCTCTTGTAAAATCTTGTATGTAATGTAAATACTTGCATGTCGAGTATATTCATACAGATAGCATCTTACAGAGACCCTGAACTTAAAAACACTCTACGAGATTGTTTAGCTAATGCTAAGTATCCTGAGAACTTAGTTTTTTGTATTTGCTGGCAGCATGACGAAACTGAAGATTTAGATGAGTATAAAGATGATTCTAGATTTAAGATTTTAGATATACCTTACCAAGACAGTAAAGGTGCGTGTTGGGCTCGTAATATGATACAACAGCATTATAATAATGAGACATACACTCTTCAACTTGATAGTCATCATAAATTTATAAAAGATTGGGATCAAGAATTAATTGATATACTCGAAGACTTAAAAACTAAAGGTCATAAAAAACCATTACTTACAGGTTATATACCTAGTTATGATCCTGATAATGATCCTAAAGGTCGTAGTAAAGAGCCTTGGTTAATGAATTTTGATAGATTCATACCAGAGGGTGCTGTCTTTTTCTTACCTGCTTCCATACCTCGAGAACACCGCACACAACCTGTTCCGGCTCGTTTTTATTCAGCTCATTTTTGTTTTACGGATGGTATATTTTGTAAAGAGGTTCCTCATGACCCAGAATATTATTTTCATGGGGAGGAGATCTCTATTGCTGTAAGAGCATTTACATGGGGATACGACCTTTTTCATACACATAAAATTATAGCATGGCACGAATATACAAGAAAAGGTAGAACAAAGCATTGGGATGATGATAAGAGTTGGGGTAAGAAAAACATTAGCTGTCATTTACGTAACCGTAAATTGTTTGAGATGGATGGCGAGAAACGCGATATAGATTTCGGTATATATGGATTTGGTAGTGTTCGTAGTTTACAAGATTACGAAAGGTATGCAGGTATTAGTTTTAAAAAGAGAGCTATACAGCAACATACCCTGGATAATAAACTACCGCCTAACCCACAGTATAGTACTGAAGAGGAGTATGAAGAATCCTTTCTAAGTATTTTTAAGCACTGTATAGATGTTGGATATGATAGAGTACCAGAAGAGGATTACGAGTTTTGGGTTGTTGCTTTT